GGAATGTCGATGATATAGATGATTTTGTTTATAAGATTGCAGTTGCTGCAAAAGATGACGAGGCAGAAAAAAGAAACAGAAAAGGCACAACACATAAGAAAGCAAATAGAAAATTCGGTATGCCAAAACTAGCAGAGATCATTGGGTGCTCTACAAAAACTATTGCAACAATATTTAGTTGGATAGGTGTACAGGAAGCTACAAGTGAAGAGGCAAAACAATCTATCGGGCAGATAATAGAATACGGAAGTGATAGATATTTTGTAAAAATAAACGCTGTGGTGCAGGGTGAGGCCGTTGAAAAAACAATTACAGTAGATGGCCCTACCCTTCGTAATAAAAAATTATTCTATGATGCTGTAATCAGTAAAGCATCTGTGTGGATACCTGAGATGAAACCTGCAGACTTTGAGGAAATTATGCGTAGAAAGTACGAGGCAAGAGAAAAGTCTAATAACTATGTGGAAGAGGCAGAGGAGGATCTACGATTTATAAAACATTTTAAAAATTATATTGCGGAAGAGAAAGCATACACAAACAAAAAAGAATTAGCATACTTTGGCATGCCATACTATAACGTGCAAAAGAATATATTAGAATTCAATCTAGACAAGTTTGAGGACTATCTACACAAACAGAAAGTAAATCTACCAAGAGTTGATCTTGTTATAAAATGTCAGAACATATTGAAAGCAAAAAAGAATCATGGCAAGTATGGAACAAAATCCTGTGTATCATGGCGTATGACAGGTCAAAAGATAGATCAAGAGGATCTGATAGTAGAGGGTGAATACCAGGAGGTGACAGATGAAACAACCTAAGTTTATATCAGGACCACCAGGAACAAGAAAAACTAGCAAGTGGATTGTAGATAAATACAAAGAATTATTAATGATGTATCCTTACAGCAGAATAATAATACTATCACATACAAATATTGCGGCTCGCGAGATAAGAGATGAGATACTTAAACTACCGGAGATGCAAGGTGTTACACAAAAAGCAGTTAAATATAACATCTGTACGATACACTCGTATTGTAAAAGCAGATTGGTTGGACGTAAAGAGGTTTTTAGTTATGCAGATCACATGAATCTAACAACGATAGATTCTTTATTTAAATTACAGAGAGTGACAGAGGCAGAGTTTAATGCTGACAAGCATAAGTTTTATAGATACCTGGCTGATGCATATGGCAAAGGTAATACACTAAAAGAACATTGGAAGACGTGTGATAAACAGATTTATAAACCGTATAATTTAAACTCCATAGAACAGATGTCGTTTCCATACTTTCAATACAAGAAAGATAATCACGTTTGTGATTATGCAGACATGATACAGGATTTTATAGATAAAGCTGTAGAACCCGACATAGATGCATTAATAGTTGATGAGGCACAGGATAGTAACGTGCCACAGAGAGAAGCTTTAGACAAGATGGCAACGAAAGCAAAAGAGTATTATTTTGTTGGTGACGCTGACCAGACTATATTTGAGTTTGCAGGATCAGATGCAGATTATTATCACAGATTGTCAAGAGATGCAGAGGAGTTAAAACAAGGGTGGCGATGTGGACAAACAATAACTAATTTATGTAAAAGAATTATTAGACCCATATGGGAAAACTATGGGTATGAAAGAACCTGGAAACCAACAGATGTGATAGGCAATCATTATCATCTACCTAGTCTAGATAAAAGATGTAGTGCCATGACTGCTTTGTTAGATAAAATAAAACATACGAATGAAACTTTTTTATTTACCTATCGTGGCACGCCGTCAGATTCATGGGTCAAAAAATTTTTCAAGCAACAGGGTATAGAGTTTGCGCACGTAGGGAACACGGCCCACGTACCAAAGAAAGAACTACGATGTCACAAATTATGGCCAGATTTTTGTAGAGGCACACCAATGCCATTGAAACAGATAAAAAACTTTTGGCAGTACATGGGTAGTAAAGTTATAGTTCACGGTAGGGGTGAGGAGACTTTTGATGAGTGGGTAGATAGAGAATATACAATGGACTACATGATATATCATAAGTATCTAAAAGAAGGTGCAGGAAAAGAAAGAGACTTCGCATTAATAAGAAAAAAGACAGATCCTGATAGATTGATCTACATTAGAAAGATTCTAAACAAGGGTTATGATGATGGAGACGTAAGAGTAAAATACGCAAACATACACACTGTGAAAGGTCTGACATTTGATAATGTGATTGTTGATCTTACAGCGACAAGACAAGAAGATTATTTTACACAGTTAAGATTAAAATATGTTGCATACAGCAGAGGCAAATTTGATTGTTGGACTGTGGCATCACAAGGTAAATATACGTTAGGAGTAAGATGAAATATTTTATTAGAAAATATAAAGATACTGAACATAGAATATTAGGTTCTAAGAGTGATACATACATATGCACAGAATGTGATAAAGAATATAATCAAAAAAATTTTCATATAGCAAGCGCACTCGTTGATGCTGATACGCAAAAAGTTTACAAAAGGTTAAAAAGAAAATGTAAATTTTGTGAAAATTCTTTACGTGGTGTAAGACACAATTTAGAAAAAACAAGAACCACTCCAACTAAAACAGATTATTGTGAACACTGTGGTAGGAAAGATACAAAAATCGTATTACATCATAATCATGAAACAGGAAAATTTGTTAGATGGTCTTGCGTAAATTGTAACGCTAGATATCCATTTGATACTTTTGAACAACATATGGAAGATGCAAGGAGGTGGTATAAAACATGACACATAAAGATATGTTTAAAGGCATAGGGTATAAATCATTAGATAAACAACATGGCGGGAAACACTATCGGTCTTTTAAGATACAGCCCGCAGAGTTTATAAATGAGAATAAATTGCTTTTTGCAGAAGGTAATGCTATAAAATATATTTGCAGGCATTCTGCAAAGGGAAAGGAAGAAGATATCAAGAAAGCGATACACTATTTAGAGATGATATTAGAGAGAGATTATAATGTGTAATACACCAGAGGATCTAAATCTAGAGGGTATTGATACAGTCGCGATAGATATTGAAACCTACGATCCTAATCTTAAAACTAAAGGATCTGGTGCGATACGTAACGATGGTTTTATATGTGGTATAGCTGTTGCAACAGAAAATGATCTTGCATACTTTCCATTACGACACTCTGATACTGACATAGCCTTTGATAGAATAGATAAGATATGGCAGGTCTTGAACGATAAGATATTTCAAAACGAAAATATTACAAAAGTATTTCACAATGCAATGTACGATGTCTGTTGGATAAGAGCGGTGACAGGTATGATGATCAAAGGTAGGATTGTTGATACTATGATAGCTGCATCTGTTGTTGATGAGAATAGATTTAAATACTCACTCGACGCATTATCAAAAGATTATCTCAACGAAGAAAAATATAAATACGATTTACAACAAAAAACATTAGAATGGTCTGGTGGCACAGTTAAAGACCCGATGACTAACATGCATAAACTTCCTGCATCTATTGTAAAAGAATATGCAAAGCAAGATGTAAATCTAACTTACAAATTATGGAAATTATTTGATAAAAAAATAGACGAAGTATTATACACTAAAGATGACGGAGAGCAAAAAACTTGTAGACAGATATTTGAATTAGAAACAAAATTATTTTTATGTTTGGTTGACATGAAATTTAAAGGCGTTAGAATAGATCGGTCAAAAGCGATCCTGTTTGGTAGACATCTCAAAAAACGTAGAGACCAGATAATAAAAGCAATAGAAAGCATCACAACAATTAAGGTTGACATCTGGGCTGCAGCATCAATTAAAAAATTATTAGATCATTTGTGCATAAAAGATTACAAGGTCACACCAAAATCTAAGATGCCACAACTACCGAAAGATTATCTACGAAAACATAACAACAAGTGTCTACGTATGATCGCAAAGGCAAGAGAATATGATAAGGCAGTTAATACTTTTATAGATGGATTGTTGGAGTACGTGCATGAGGGTAGGATACATGCAGATATAAATCAGATAAGATCAGATACAGGTGGTACAGTCACCGGCAGATTTAGTATGTCAAATCCTAATCTACAACAGATACCTTCAAAAGGTTATATCGGTGGTAAGATGAGAGAACTATTTATACCAGAGGAGGGCTGTAAATGGGGTAGCTTTGACTATTCACAACAGGAACCACGTATTGTGGTCCACTACGCTATAAAACTAGGCCTAGGAGGCACGGAGAACCTAAAAGATGAGTTTGATAGGGATGATGCCGATTTTCATCAGATAGTCGCTGACATGGCTAATATCTCCAGGAAACAGGCAAAAACAATCAACCTAGGTCTTTTCTATGGCATGGGACGAATAAAGTTGCAGAGAGAATTAGGCCTTGACCAGAGACAAGCGAAAGATTTATTTATCGAATATCACAGCAGGGTGCCTTTTGTCAGACAGCTATCACAGGAGCTGATAGCATTTTCAAAAGAGAATAAATTATTATTTACATTGCATGATAGATTCTGCAGGTTTGACAGATGGGAAACAACAAACAAAGAATGGAACCCTGAGACCAATAGATTTAACGAGGTGCCATTGTATACAAAAGAGCAGGCAATGGAAGCATTTAAGGCAGAGATGTTAGATAAATACAAAGAGAACAAGATAGATCCAAACTACATGGACTACTTTGAAAGATATTACACACCCGCATTTACATACAAGGCTCTAAACAGATTGATACAGGGATCAGCCGCAGATATGACAAAGAAAGCAATGGTAGATCTGCACGAGAAAGGTATAATACCACACATACAAATACACGATG